CTCCCCCTTACAAGGGAAGTCTCTCTTTCGCGCTGAGAAGCGCTATCACTGGCGGGTCACCGCTACTATGGAGGCTAATTTATGATTGCTAGGCTTGGTAAGTTAATCACCAAGTCCAGGTCCACCCCAGACGTTGTTGTTCAGACGCCGCAAAGCGTCACGAACTTCGCGAATGGTACCTCGGCTCCCTACGGTACTGGCTATCCAGTCACTACCGAGAAGCATGAGGAGTGGATCAGGTACACCACTCATCCTGATGGAAATCGGACGAGTTCAAATTGGTGCCAGCATTTAGTCTCCCGGTCCAAGTACCATGGATCGCCTTCCCAAGGCGCCAGGGTCGACTGGGTTTCCCCAGCCGGCTCCTATGACCAACCCTATTATGGGCATCATGGGAGCTCTATGGATTGGCTCAACTCTATGAAGAACACTTTGCTTTCTAACTCAGGAGATAACTCCGGGTCTGGGATGCTTAGTGCTCAAGGTCAGAGTTTTATAAACGAAGCCGCTTTTAAGCTTCGTCCTGACCTCACGACTATGTCAATGCCCAATTTCCTTCTGGAGATTGGTCAATTGAAAAGTCTCTTCAAGATTTGGTCGAGAAATAGTAGTGTGAGTAAGAATTTGGCAGGAGCCCACCTAAACTATAGTTACGGGTGGGTCCCCACCATAGGGGATGCTAGAGCCATGCTTGACGTGGTTCGAAACACCGAAGCCAAACTGAAAGCGTTCGAGAGGTCAATTGGCCAGGTTTTCACTGGGTCGATCGTCCTTAAGAGCTCGGAATTCGCCGATTCGGGGACTACCGCTGTAGCCGCCCATGTGGGGGTGCAGTGGAAAGGGTCGGTAACACGACTAGTTAAGGCTCATCTCAAGTGGACCCCTGTGCCTTTAAAAGCCATGGATCCCGTCGTTAAGCTCGTTAGAGCTTATGCCGACGCTCTTGGGTTTGAGTTAAACGCCAGGGTGGTCTGGGATGCTCTTCCGTTGTCGTTTGTTCTTGACAATTTTATCAAGTTCGGCGACTACATTGAGCAGTTTTCCTTCGACACTTTGGAACTACCCATACGGTTCGTTGACAGTTGTGTCACGTATCGTGAAGTGATTAAAGTGGAATGTGTAGGGTTAGTACATGGGCAACCTTACTGCTCCGATGCTATCGGAGCACCAGTCCACGCTGGACCGGCTACGCTCGATCAAAGTTACTTTGAGCGTGTGCCCCTTCTACCCGATTCGTCAGGATTTACCCTGGCCGGGTGGAAGTCGCCTAAGTTAGGTCAATGGCTGAAACTCGTTTCGCTTGCGACCGTCCTCTCGCAGAGATAACTCTGCTTGAGTAAACCGCTCACTCAGTGAGTAACCATGCCGGATTTTCGGCGAATGAATCCCCTTATGGGGAGGAGCATGTCCTATGTTAGCTGACACGCAGACACTTTCCACTGACTGTGCGACCGACGTCGATACGAATACATCAGTGTACGTTCGACGCTTCGGCGACAGCCAGAAGTCGGAGTTTTCAGTGGCAGGTCTTTCACTGCCGTCTGAAATGCTGTTGACAGTGTCTCATGACACTGGAAAGTCTGGGGAACAAAGGAAGATGGTGCGCCACGATAGAACTGTGGCCAACGCCCTCAACCTTCCGGTTACAGGCAGTGTTTACATTGTCTGGGTCCGGCCTCAGGACGTAGCCATCACCGACACCATGATGTTGCAGGACACCAATAAATTGGTGGACTTTCTCATCGAGGGCGGAGCGAATGCCAACGTCACGAAGGTTCTCAACAGCGAGGTTTAACTTGCGTTGAAGAATCGAGTAGCGGGGGACATTGTGATGTGCGTCATGCTGTCTTACTGACAAGTCGCTATACGCGTGGGACGCTCTTCGGAGGATTGCCATTATGAATGGTGACCTGAAAAGCCTTCTCCTGTTATGGGAGAACCTCGCGGGTAACCGCCGCTACGCTCAATTTGTGTCTAAAGAGGATATTAAGACTCTAAGGACACGTGTTGAGAACGAGGGGATTACGTTTCTGACGACTGCCTTGCCCTCCATTGGTAAGGCCCTTGATAGCTTCCACGCTACAAACGTGTGGTCGCCACCTGAGAGCTTCAAGCTCGAGGATGGGGTACCCATTTTCCTGGGACTCCCTATCAAGCTTGCGTTAGGAGGTAACTCCTTAGCCGTAGATTGCGTGAGGCAACTTACTTACGTATTCTACAAACTGGAGATTGACTATGACAAAGAGACGATCGGACAATTCCTTGACCAGTTTATTAAGACTGATCAAGACGTTGGTCTACCAGAAGGCTCTGAGTTTTATCAAGAGCTGGTTCGGGACATGAGGCGGTTGATTTCCTTGGTATTGGCTAACGCCGATCCCTTGGATATCCGCCCTTGTCACGGCAGCGGTGCTACTGCTGACCGTAGACGTAACTGGGACAAATGGCATGACCTCGTGTACTACGAGGATCTTGACCGTGTCTTCAGTTATCCGGATTACTTTTTCTTCTCGCCCACCCACTTAGTGGATGAGTATGAGAAGCTTGAATCGTCTCAAGTCGGGAAGCCTCAGGCACGCGTTTGTATCGTGCCTAAGGACTCGAGAGGCCCCCGCATCATATCGTGCGAACCTACTGAGTTAATGTATATTCAGCAAGGGCTCATGAGAAAGTTGTATGGGGTTATCGAGGCTCACCCGTTGACCAAAGGTCAGGTAAATTTTACTGACCAGACGGTTAACCGCACGTTAGCTCAGATCGCGAGTGAATTTGGCGGTCTAGCAACCATCGATTTAAAAGATGCGTCTGACAGGGTGTCACTCCAACTTGTCAAAGAGGTTTTTCCTCCTAGATGGGTTGAAGCACTTGAAGCATGTCGCTCCAAGTCGACACTTCTTCCAGACGGGCGCGTGGTGGATCTCAACAAGTTCGCTCCCATGGGGAGCTCTTGTTGTTTCCCAGTTGAAGCACTCGTCTTTTGGGCTGCTTCGGTTTCCTCAATTCTCCGTCAGCTTTTTAGTGAGCGGACGGGGGGTTGGCAGACTGTAGTACCCGAACGGTGGGTGTGGGCTCAACTTCGTGCCGGTCTAAAATTTTCCGTGCACGTCTACGGCGATGACATCATTACGGAGTCGAAGTATATTGACGCTGTAGTGAAAGGTTTGGAAACGGTTGGATTGTTAGTCAACCGCGAAAAGACCTTCAGGGAAGGACCCTTCCGCGAGAGTTGTGGCGGCGATTTCCACAAAGGATTCGACGTTACACCTGTGCGCGTGAGACATTTCCTCTCTGGCATCGGTACAGGCTTAGCTACTTGCGCGGACTTAGCGAATTCCTTTATCGCTAAGTTTGGATACGAGGATTCCCATCAGTTGATTAGAGTCATCGAAGCAGCTGTTGGCTACTCCTATCCTCGCACGGAGCGTACGATTCCTTGTACGCTCCGTTTTAAGCCGAGTGCAGGTAATGACGTGCTCTTTCGACGACGGTGGAACAAAAACCATCAAGTCTTTGAGCACCGAGTTCTCCAGTTGAGTAGCAAGGTTTTAACCAAGCATCCCCCAAACTGGGGGGAGCTCCTTAGGAAGGAGCTTCAACGGGAGATTGCAACCCGTAATCCGGACAAGTATTCATCCAGGCTTAACTTCCTGAATGCAACGCTAGATCCGGGACAGTACGCTGCAACCCACGCAGCCCGAAAAAGCTGGGCTTGGGTGTGCCTTGGTTAATGGCACAGGTTCCCTTACTCTAAGAAATTAGAGTCGTTCAAGGGGACCGCTGGGAGGTAACTTTCCTACGTTAGATGGAAAGAACGCAGGGCTACCTCCCC